GACGAATTCACATTTTCAGTGGATCCAACGATATTTCGCAACATCGTGAGTGGATTTAAAACTGAATATATAGATATTAGTATTAATGCTAAGAAAGCTGTAGTCATAAAATCCGATCAATCTAAGGTTACTGTACCGTATCTTGATGGCCCTTATGATGAGATACCAGAAAAGCCATTGATGCAAATAAGTTGTACGGTAGAGAGAGACTTTCTTCGTGCATTGATGAAATCCAAGGATTTTGTTTCTAAAACATATGAAAATATGGGATTAACTTATTCGTATGTAGGTAATAAAGATGGGCAATTCTTTATCTCAGGAGCTGGCTCTATATATCAATATGCAACTAGTGTCCCATATTCAGGAGAGGCACTGCCTGAGATAGTCATGCCCCCTGAATATGCCGCTGTAGTAGGTAGATTGTTCTCTAATACTAATATTCAAGTGGGTCTTTCAGACCGTCAACAAATTATCATGGCTGATGGGCCAACTTTAATCTCTACGCGGACGGCAAATGAGACATATCCTAATACTGTTTATGCTATGGCAGGTGCTGATGGAGAATTGTTGTTCACTGCTAATAAACAGAAATTATTGGAGTCGTTTAGGTTAGCATTGCAGACTACTAAAGATGATATGGTCGGGCTTAGTAGTCACCCTCAAGACGATTTAACTGGATTAGATGTTTATATACCTAATTCTGTTATTGAAGCGGAGTTATTCGTTGAAGTAGATATCATAAAAGATTTTTCTCGCACGTATTTTTCACTTCCTTTTTTAATTAAATGCATATCAGCTTTTGAGGCTGATACTGTTTATGTAGAACGTTTAAATAAATTTAATGGAGCATTTAGAATTGGTACAGGTACAGAAGAAATTACCGTCTTACAGCCTATTCAATACAACGAACCTGGATGATGTTAGAGATTCCATCCTAAGTAGTAAGGATAGTTTTGTTGCTGTTGATACAGAAACAACAGGACTACATTGGACTACTGACCAGGCATTTGGGGTATCGTTAGCGTGGGATGATAAAGGGATTTTTATCCGTAATACCGATTATGGTACTAATAATATCGGTACATTACTGAAAGCGTTATTTGCTGCAGAGCATAAGACCTATGTTTTTCACAATGCAGAATTTGATTTGCATATGATGAGAGAAACATATGGTACAGATATGCCGATAAATATACTAGATACGCTTCGATTGGCGTATCTCAAGAATCCTGCAGAGTCTCATGGGTTAAAGGATTTAGGTGAAGCAGAGTTTGGCCCTGCTGCTGGTGCTGCGGAAGATACTATTAAAGAGTATATGAAGCAGTATCGTTTAAAAGGCTATCATCAAGTTCCTGCAGAATTTATGGATCCATATGCAGTATTAGATACTGTTTTAACTAAAGCTTTGGCACACTTGTACATCGATGATGTGATGGCTGATTGTCAATTTTTATTTAAAGTTGAGCATAAGTTAATACCAATTATTGTGAAAATGGAGCAAGAAGGGCTTCGTGTTGATATTGAATATATTAATCAACTTTTAAAAGAATTCCGTGTGGAACAACGAGTTATTCAAGATTCTATTTATGACATTATTGGTAAACCTGTGGAAATCGCTTCCACTAAGCAACTTCAAGAATATTTCTATGACCGTCTACGAATTACTCCTCCTGCTGAAACAGAGACTGGACAACGTAGTGTTAATGAAAAGTCATTGGAGAAGATTCAACATCCTGTTGGTACTAAAGTTGCTAAGTTAGTTCTACGGTGGCGTAGTCTTGGTAAATTGGCTAGTACTTATCTAGAGCCGTATAAAGATTTGTATGGTGGTAGAGTCCATCCTCATTGGAATGCTACAGGTGCTCGTACTGGTCGGTTTAGTAGTAGTGGGCCGAATCTTCAGAATATTCCTAAAGACGATAAAATCAGGCGGATATTTATTCCTGATAATGAATTTTATGATTTTGACTATTCTCAAGTAGAATTACGTATTGCAGCCGATATTTCAGGGCAACGTAATATGATTCAAGCATTTAAAGAAGATGCAGATATGCATAGCTATACAGCGGCTATGGTTTTAAGTAAGGAGATAGCGGATGTTACTCCTAAAGAACGTCAAATTGGTAAGCACTTAAATTTTAGTGTGATTTATGGTTCCGGTAGTGAAGGTATTCAAGACAAATTAGAAATGACTAAGATTCAAGCTGATAAAGTGCTTAATTACTTTCATTCAAGTTTTCCGCAACTCCGTTCTAAGTCTAGGTCTCTACAGAAAGAAGCGGAACGTAATGGTTATGTTCGAACTTTATTCGGACGTAAACTGCCTGTGAACCCTGATAAGACTTTTACGGCAGGAAACTATGTAGTACAAGGTTCAGCAGGGGATATTTTAAAAATTGCCTTGTTGAAGACGGCTAAATATGTTGATAGTGTTGGTGGTAAAATAAGGAACACCGTACATGATCAAATTCTATTTGATAACATAGATGAAACGCATGGCGAAGAATTAAAAACTATTATGCAAGATTTTAATATGTCCTCAGAGATTCCACTTAAAGTGGACTTACAGAGGTCGGCAGTATCATGGGGAGATTTGGTTCATGACTGATATAGATAGAATAGTTAGTAGTATTAATAAAGAATTAAAGACTAATTTAGTTGTAGGGGATGATGATGCGTTAGATACCCTTCGTATACCTACAGGTATGCCAGCATTGGATACTATGTTAGGTGGGGGTGTTCCCAGACAAGCTGTCACAGAATTGTTTGGATACCAGTCATCGGGTAAGACTTATATAAGTCAACGTATTATTGCTCATGCACAAAGTTTGGGGTATACCTGTGGTTTTATTGATGCAGAGTTTTCGTATGACCCAGAATGGTCAGCTAATGTGGGCATTAATACGCATGATTTAATAGTATCTCGTCCTAATACTGGGGAAGTCGCCTTAGACGTTTTGCTTAAGTTATGTGAGGAAGGTGTGGATATTGTAGTTTTAGACTCTATAGCAGCCTTATTGCCCACGGCAGAGGCAAAGGAAGGCATGGATCACTTATCTATAGGGTTGCAGGCTAGATTGATGAATCAGTTGTTTAGAAAACTGGCTCCAGTAAATTCTAAAACAGCTGTAATATTAATCAACCAAATCAGGGCTGGCATAGGCGGGTATATTACTCGTGATGCTCTTCCTGGTGGTAAGGGACAGGAATTTTTCTCACGTATCATGGTGCGTGTTAAAAAAGGCGAAACCATTGGAGACCAAAAGAGTCCTCAAGGATTCTTTATAGAAATGAAGGCTGAGAAGAATAAGACTCATACGCCTCTATTAACTTCTAGTGTGCCTTTTTACTATACAGGTTTACCTGATCCTATCTATGAAGCGTTCATGATGGCATCAGATTTAGGAATCGTTGTTCGTAGTGGGCCTCAATATGCTTACCCTGATAAAGAAACTGGTGAGGTTTTACATAAAGCATTGGGTAAAGACAAATTCTTACAATTAATGAAAGATGAAGAAGGATTACGTACATCTATTGAAGAGGAAATAAGGAGTAAAGCATAATGACTACACAATCTTCCGTGGGCACATTAGCTAGTGATTTAGATAGTATTCTTAGAAGTTTTGGCAGCATGCTTGAAGGCGTATATCATATTGATGAAGACCTAGCTTCAGAAATAGCAGAGAAATTTTCTAATAAATTACGTGAAGATGCTAGGGCGATATATGCGGAAATGACTGCAGAGATTAGTGAAGGTCTTAAGAAGCCTGCTAAAAAGCCAAAGAAGCGTCGGATGAAGCCAGAGGTAATGGAATCGTTAGATTTTATGGATGAACCAGACCGTGCCATTGGACAGGAAGAGCTTCCAGCACAAGAAAATACGTTACTTCACGCAGACGATGCTGGTGATGTTGACATACTAGCAGAACGGCTACTTAACAATACTCGCGCTACTGACCGTGCTGGCGGAAGTGGTACTTCTAGTTGGGACACCAATAACCCTACTATGCGTCGTATAGGTAAATGAGGCCAGAGCCTAGTAAAAAAGATACACCAGAACAGTTTAAGATGGCCGAATGGGTCAGAGAGGCTGGATTTGGTAGCATCTTAGAACAGGATTTTGAACCATATGTAGTAGACATCTATATTCCTGACTTATTATTGGCGTTAGAGATTGATGGCCCTTACCACATGAAACGAAGAGATGCTCGTAGAGACGAGTACATTTGTACTAATTATAATATTGAAATATGGAGATACCCGTTAAAAGTGGTTAAAGTTTCTTTTAAAGAAGAATTTATTAATAGTTTATTGAAATATGCACAGGAGCAAATAAATGCCTAAACTTAGTCAAGTACTTAAAGATAGAGAAAAACATTGGATAGAATCAGCTTTTGATAAATATGACCTAACTCAACAACGACCTTCATATAAACGGACTAATTTTAGTCCGTCACAAGCACATTTATGTCCACGAGCACTGTATTACTACATGTTAGGGTATGAACAAGACCCTATAGCTTCGCAGAATCTTCGCCGTATGGGTATTGGTTCGGTGTTCCATGAATTCATAGAGAAGAAGTTGATAGAAACTGGACTAATGGTATCGTCTGAACAAGAAATTACTTATGATGATCCACCTATCAGAGGGTTCTATGATGCCATCATTAAACGACCATCCGATGATAAAGAGATTCTTTTAGAGCTGAAAAGTATGGCTGAACCAAAGAATCCTAAATTTGCGGACTATCTTCCTAAACATGATCATTTGATTCAGTGGAATTTGTATTCGTTGATGACCGGTATTGATGAAGGCATTATTTTCTATATTAATAAAAATAACCAACAATATATCATCTGTGAAACAGAACGTAATGAATCTATTATTTCAACTACTTTAGAGAAGTTTAAACAAGTACAAGAATATCTAGATAGTGGTGACCATTTTCCATATCAACCTGAATGGAAGCATGATTGGTGTAATTATAAAGCTACTTGTGAAAAAGATTATTTTATAAAAGGAATTTAACGTGGTTAAAGTATCTACATTTTTAAATAAAGCAGCTGAATTACATAATATTGATATTCAGTACCCAGTACCTGA